TAGGGGAGATTGCCGCTAGAACGGTAAAAATGTGAAAGGAGACGGTGAGCGATGAGTAACTATCCGAAGGAGACACTGAGCAATGAACAATGAACAATGAACACTATTCAAAGATCGGCCCGGACGGTGAGGCTCTCGACAAAGAGGCATCGGACTGGATCGCCGTCCGCGACGACACGACCGGCCTGACCTGGGCCGTTGAATCAATCAGGGTAGAGGACTGGTCGGAAGACACCGAGGCGAGAATCGCCGTCGCGCTCGAGGCATCGCGCCTGGCTGTCTGGCCTGGATGGCTGGATGGCTGGCGGATCCCGACGCGCGCTGAACTCGTTACGCTGATCGATGACACACAGTACGGGCCGGCGATCGATATCCGTTTCTTCCCCGACTGCCCGAGCGATTGGTTCTGGACGTCAACCGTGTATGCGCCCTCCCCGGGCGACTGCGCGTGGAGCGTCAACTTCAACGACGGCTACGCGAACTGGATCCTCCGACGCTACAGCGGGTTCGTTCGCGCCGTGCGCGCCAGTCAGTAATTGGACATGGGAGACACCGAGCGATGATGAGCAGAAAGAGGAGGAGAAAAGAATGAATGAGTGTTTGCTCGCTCATTTCACTATAGTTAAGAAATAAGCTCAGATTCATCGAATGTGTGAACTTAGCTCAGATTCATCGAATATGTGAGTGAGTGGAGTACTCTTTTTTGTATTGGTTGGGGTCAATGAGAGGGGGACTCGTCGTTAGCGACTTAACATAATGGGGGATATAACATAATACTCCCCGATGCATTATGTTAAATCGCACGCACAGAAAGAGGGCGCTCCGCAGAGCGCCCTCAGATCTCCGTGACTAGGCAGTCACAATCTCGGCATACCCGTTCCGGGTGAACCAAGAGATCCAGCCCGTGACAGGCTCTGGCTTGCCAGCGAGCTTACCTTTATTCGGTACGCTGGGAGGATCCTTTTCCACGCTGGCCACGAAATCCACCAGCGGCTTTTTGTCATAAGCCTTTAGGCGAGCATAATACTCGGCGCGGGCGGAGCCGTTGCGAAAATTCACCTTGGCACCGGTGACGATCTTGATGGTTTGCACCTTATCTTTAGTAGTCATTTGTCAGTCTCCTATATGCTGGCGTCATTGCCAGTGTGATCAGTATGCACCATCTAAATGTCCAAGTGTGGCTGATATTACATAATAACATTACCAAAATTTAATGTTCTAAGCCCATCTTTGGCACGGATACTGCATAGGCAAAGATGCATTATGTTAACTCGTATTTAACATAATCTAAGATGCATTATGTTAAGTGATTTTTATGCGCATAATTATGTTAAATGAATGTTAATGGAGTCTATATGAAGCCCAAGCTTCACCGTTCCATCGAAATAAATGTTTTGAGTCTAAGACTCTCAACTACACTCCATTCTGAGCAAAACAGGGGGGATTACGACAGCTTCGAACACCCATCCAGACTGTTCCAGGTTGCCAAGGTGCCGGTTGCCAAGCAAAACCTACGCCGGTATATATTAGCTATATCATAAGCTCTAGAACACATATACATGTAAGGGTAGGTATATCGATAACAACTTGGCAACTTGGCAACTTAACTACAAAGATTACCTTGCAATTCAGCCACTTAAAATTTCGTATTCCGGTTGCCAACACCACTCTCGCTGGCAACCTGACCCTGCCCACTGGCAACCAGAGCTTTCCAAAACACTCTTTCTTCCCCCTCCTTTGACCAATTTTTACTCTTATCTCCCTCTACACCCCCATTTATCAGAAAATAACGCTGACTCAGGTTGCCAAGCTTTATTTTCTGGCCACCATTGGCAACCGGAATCCTAGCGTTTTTAAGAGCTTTCACCATTTTCATTGTATCAGCTCGAGTTATTTCCGATAGTGGAACATTACCATCCATATACACCCACATCAGCTCCTTCGCGGTGTGTATTCTCCCATCCACCACACTCCCCTTGACCTGCATAACTCCTACAGGATCGCTCATTAAATCCGACACCCACTGGTCTATTGGAGCATGTGTCATCTCTACCATATCCCGCTTAGCCTCAGTCATCGGGGCTTCCCCTTGAGGATCGAAATTACTTAGATCACGGGATAGCAGAAACCCGTAGACAATGGCTGCCCCTCCTTCCCTCCCCCAACGCCAGCGAGGAATCCAATAGTCTGACTTATTCCGTATGACTCCATGTCTGTCCACCAGCTCAAGCACGGCCAGCCTCCTATCAAACTCATCTATCTTGAATATGTCAATATTATTCCCCTGGAGAAATAGATTGACCCTATTCTCTACGGTAAAAGCGTCCATGCCCTTCCGTTCAACTCTGACGAATTCATTAGTTATCATGTCCTTCAGCTTGTTATAGATTACTCCCCCACCACGACTCGCAAGCTGATCAGACTCCTCAACTATCGCTAATTGCTTTGTCGCATAGTCCCCGTTGAACTGACGCCCAAGGGTGAATAGATCAATAGGAGCCACGTTATCCTGACCGAATATTTGACGCACCAAGTCAGTCATCCAGCCCTTACCGATACCACTCTTTCCCACCATGACCAGAGCTGTTGTCAGCTTCCCGCCAAGATTCTGAAGTTGCCAACTCCACCAGTCCAAAAAGAAATCACGCTCCATTTCAGATTGGAATACAGCGTTGATCCAATCAGTAAACAGAGAGACATCACCCATCTTAGGCTCACATCCCATTCCTCTCCAGAGATTGTAATACTCTGGATCGACCACACGCTCCTCGCCAGGATAATAGCCAATCTTCTTGACTTCTCTTCGTTTATCCCAGCGTGTCCATACTTTGGCGACAGGGACCACCTTACCCTCTGCATTTTCTGCCATGATGTTAGCATAATTCATATCCTCAAAATTGCCACGAGACATGAGTATACCACTCTCTATGTCTGCTACTCGACTCAATTCTTTGACAAACACCACTCGATCATTCATTTCTTTAAGATACTGCCGCAGCTCGGAGGGGAGTCGAGTCGGTTCACTGTTAAGAAAATCAAGCGTGGCCTGCCTCCCCTTCTCCTGGTAGAAATCATCCAGCCCCCAATCCTTACGAGGATCAGCTTCTTGTGGGGGAAGTTCTATAATGCTGGTAGAATCAATGTGGACCAGCATGTCCATTTGAGCACGGAACTTGGTGGCAGAGCCATAGAGGGGAGTTTCAGGGTGAACATTTGAATCGAAACATATGACTGGAACCAGCCCCATGTCTCGCCAAGGGATTTTCTGAAAATCCCAATTCAATTGATTCTTGTAGAGCCATCCCCAACAGCCGCTGACGCCGACAGAGTGGAACCCTAGCATACATGCGATATCAGCCTTAAGGAATGATTCGCAGATGTATACGTTCTGCCCGTACTCCATCTTGTCCCAGCGAGCTAATGGGCTGAAATAGACCCCAGGGATCTGACCTTTCGGAGTCAAAAATTTAGGTCGTTTATTTTCTGGGGCGAACCCCTTATTGTAGAATACTCTGGCTCCGTACTTTTGAGTCGGTTTGCCTGAAATATCTCTGATGTTCCACAGGATAGCGCGATTGGCTGTTTCGTGGAATTTAAATCCTAGCTCGGTAAGTTTGTGAGCTGTTACCACTTCAACCTTCATACGCTGAAGTGTTATGTCATCTATCCCCCTATTCGCTAAGTATTGTCTTTGTTCTGTGAATCCTTCCCATTCAAATGTGGCCGTCACCCATCTTCCCCCAGAGAACCGCCTGCTGAATTGCAGGGGGCATTACATAATACAGCCGTGGGCGGGGGAGCTACAAGGGTTATCTAATCTAATTGAGTGTGCTTGGTGCCGCTGATCTGATCGCTAAGATTGATCCCCTCAGCGGCGCGCTTCCCAGCGTAATACCCTTCCCAATCACTTCTGGCTCCGCCACTACCCTTTCCGTATTGGGCCTGACCAAAGACATCCTCAATGATGTCTTTCTTACGGACTACCAGAGCGGTCCCTGTGGAACTAGCGGCGAATTGTGCGTCACGCTCAGCCTTAAGCTCCCGCAAGCGGCGACACAGAGTGTCTTTGGCTCCAATCTTGAAGCTGTTAATCGCCTTGCGCCCGGATACGGATGCCTTGGCTAGACGCTCTACCTCATTAACAAGGTACTTGTAGATCTCAGCTGCCACCACGGGATCAGGTCCTACACCCTGGAAAAGGAATCCCTGGGAATATTCCCCGTGATTCGAGTAGCGAACTTGGCAGTCATTGAGATTGGCGAGTACAACGGCGAGGTTCTGCTTCCATAGTGGGCAGGACCGGCCAGTATACTCGTACTCGCTGTTGGCATCCCGTGCATCAAGTTTCTCAATCTCGATGTCGGACATGTCAAGCTGGTACTTTCGCATCAGCTTCTCCGCCATGCTTGCGGCCACCGCACTCTCGTTGATGTTGGCCTTGTCATTCGCCATCGACAACATCTTGCGTATGCGGTCTTTTATACGTTCGATTTCGTCATTCATGATTGAACCTCCTAGTACCCTATCAGTTATGTAATTATATAGTCAGAGGGGTAGGAGTGCAAGCAGGATGTGTTCAGTGTCTTTTGTGTACTTCCTTGTGGATAAATGGCAGAGAGGTCCACTCTTCAAAGAACTCGTTCACAGTCTTGTCTTCTCGCAGCAGTTCGTAAATTCTGCCAACACCAGGAGCTCCACTCATCATCTTACGAATGCTGTCTACCATCTCGTCGTAGCTTTTTGTGTCGCAAAAGACTTCGTACCAAGTCTTTTCATCCTCAGAATCAAAGACTTTATCGTCTTTATAGATCCTAAGTCTTGTGATTAAATGGAACCCAGTGTCTGTGGTCTCCAAGGCGGTGAACATATTCCCCGGGGGAATCTCTGCATACCAGAGACCAAGGAGCTTATCGGAATATAAGATCGTCACTTCACACTCCTTAGTTTTGGAGGTTGTATAGCCTCCATCCTAGTTTGGTACAGCTCAAGATCCTTCATCCGTTTGCGGCGCTCAGCCGCATTCTTAAACTTGGTCCAATACCGATCAAACTGATAACAGTTTAGACACAAACCTAGACAGTGAATAGGTTTGTCACATCCTTCTGTTATACAGCGCCCGGCGGATTTCTTCTTCGGTTGTGTTTTCCCAGACATAGGGGTATCTCCTTTTCATTTGTCTGAATGTCTCAGCTTCGTCTGCCCGCATTGCGATAATGACAAGGAAGGCAGCATCAAGAATCAGCGTCAGGATGAGTATCGGTGCGTTCATGCTCAAAGTCTCCTTCAATAGTTCCTAAAATACCGCGATGTTCAATCCACTCCTTGAAGGCTTCCGAACTTCCCCAGCAAGTATGCGGAGCGTTATTGTACATCCAATTCACAATGTTGAACATTCGCGATTGGTTAATGTGATCTGCTTTCGCAAAAGACATCTTAAGATCGTTTTGGATGACTGCCTGTAGGAAACCACCAGGGGGAATTCCGTACAGAATGTACCAGATAAGTCCTTGTCGAATGTGGGTGGGGACACCAAGATCATTCATTGTAGATTCCATGGTTGCTTCTAAGTTTAGATTTCTATGTAGAGACATCTTCGTACTCCTCTTCAACTATACGAACTAAATTGATGGCAGCCTCTACAACACCCATGGAATTGCCGGAAAAATTGACGTTATGACACAGAATAATCAGTGCATCCCATACTTCCGGCGTCATTTCCGGTCTAGCTTCTTGCTTACTCATATTGGCCTCCTATATGACCTTATCACACCTTTTATATTATTACATACGTGCGGGGGGAACTACATAACTCTTTACTCTATTCCCATTGTGGTTCCGGTGGTGCTATGTAATAATGTACTTAGTGTGATAACATCCTAGGATCGTAACTATGAAAGACAAGGATACAAACTGGAACGTAGGAGCTGATAGGCTCTTCCTGGTTGGTCTAGTCATCGCGATCGTGTTGCTGGTGATCTTATGAACAAGTTGCAGCGATTCTTAATTATTTCCCGCGATGGAAAGCGGGTTATTGGGACCCCGAGCCGTCAGGCTTTTATGGAGAACTCCGCGGAAAAGCACCTTGACATTCTTAAAGAGGTGACTGGCAGCGATGACTTCGTAATTGGGGAAATTCAAAGCTTCAATGAGGCATTAGTAGAAGGACACTAGGATGACGATACGTTTGGACGCAGGGGTCATTACTAAGTTAGGTTTCGAGGGGGAGCTTATTGCGATCGCAATACAGACTTTCAAAGGGTTGCCACTAGAGCAACAGGGTCGGATTTGCGAGCTACTGTCTGCTATGACGAGTCAGGCAATGACCCTATTCGCTATTGAACAGCTAAACGACCATAGGGACTGCGAAGAGGATTGCGGGGTTAAAGAGTCTCTGAGCGAGTGGCTGAGAGAGACCGTCCTAAGCGGTCTCAAAACCTTTGAGAATTCCTTACGTATGAACCTGATCATACAGGGAATCGTATTCAAGCACGAGTACGCCACCCAATTCCCCCCAGAGCTTCAGGCAGAAGCCGAGAAAGTTAGGGAGCAAGTGCTCAAAGCCACCGAACTAGCTTCCGCTGCCATAGGGGATCCTTCACTAGCCTCCACTGACGAAATGATGGATGAAGTCATTAAGCGGTTGGATGAAGTATTCAAGAATCCAAAACACCATTAGTTTTCACCGCCCACAACATCAAAAGGAGAATGATAGTGAGTGAAAACCAAAAGTCCCTTGGGGACTTAGCTGAGAAAGTGCATCGTGCAGAGGTAATCCATCATCGGGGTCAGCTTATGCTTCCCGATGACATGGACATCGATGACGCGATTACTCTTCTCAAAGACCGCAAGAAATATCTCAGTCAGGAGATTGATATCACACGTGACTTCAATGCTTTTGTCTGGGATGGTGCTCTTGCGCTCCAAACCGTGCTGAAAGAGCACTACGGGTGGGTTCCGCATAGACCCATTCCCGGTTTCCTTGGAGAAACTCCTCCGCAGATGATTGGTGTGGAGGTCGCGTATCAGAAGACGAGGCAAGTCCCTTGGGGTCAATTCGGCATTCCTGGTACAACGGGATATATGCAGACAGGGCACACGCGGAAAGACGGGTTAATCATATTCAGACTCACCGCGTCTGTGCGCAGGAAAGATGAGGACTTGGTTGAGGAACTCTTCGAGAAAGTAGCCGTAGAGCTGCGTAAGGGGAGCATTTATTCCGGAGCAGCTATTTCAATGCGGTTCAGGGATGATGATGGGGAATTTCTTCCGATCCCCGTAGTACAGTTCCTACGTACTGACGTCACACCTGATCAACTCATCTTTGCCAAAGACCTCGAAGCAGCGATAAAGACCAATCTATTCACACCAATCACTCGGTCCGAGGATTGTATCGCTAACGGCATCCCCGTGAAGCGTGGCGTCCTGTTGGGCGGTGAATATGGTACGGGAAAGACGCTTGCAGCGGCGGTCGCGGCAAACCTCGCAGTTAAGAACGGAGTCACATATCTGTACGTTCCCCGTGCAGATGAGCTGAAGGACGCCATTCAATTCGGCAGGCAGTACTCGGACAAAGCCTGTGTCATCTTCTGCGAGGATATCGATCGAGTCATGCGGGGGGAGCGGTCAGTCCGGATGGATGACTTGCTGAATATTGTGGATGGTATTGACGGGAAGAGCAGCAACATCATAGTGGTATTCACCACTAACTTCCTGGAGAATATCAACCCCGCCATGCTTCGGCCGGGGCGTCTGGATGCAGTTATTGAAGTCACGGCACCCGATGCTGAGGCGGCGGAACGACTCATTCGACATTACGGCGCTGAGGCTATTGACGAGAGTACTGATCTGTCCAGCGTCGGTGGGGAGCTGGCTGGTCACATCCCGGCGATACTTGCGGAAGTGGTGAAGAGAGCAAAGCTTTCCGAACTAAGTCTGACTGAGCCGGGGGGCATCGTTACGAACCTCTCTGCTGAGGCATTGATGATCGCAGCTAGGACGATGACCAAGCAACTCAGCTTGCTGGAGCCTAAAGTTGATGCCCCAGAGCCTGAGCTCGACAGGGCATTGGCGAAGGTGGTACGCGGATCCCTTAATGGACGCTACGAAACTACGAAAAAGGTTCCTGCACTACCGGAGTCTGAGGGAATAGCGGCGGGATAAGCCTTAGTTCTCTTTTGAGCCGTCTTAACTGACGGCTCTTTTTTAGGAAGAAAGATCGTGGACCCAATTATAGTCGCAGGACCGCCAAGATCCGGAACTTCTCTAACTACTGGACTCATTGCTTTGTCTGGAGCGTGGTACGGGAGATGTGTTCCAGGAACTGAGTATAATCCCAAGGGATTTTACGAGCACATTGTTCTCCGAGAAAAGATTTGTAAACCTCTGCTTAGTCGTAGAGGTCTTAGCAAACTCGGCCAAGGGGACTTAAGAACGGATAAGCTACAGCCGGAGCCTTTCTTAAGAGAGAACGTATTTCGCATTATTCGTAGGGAAGGTTGGATAGACCAGCCTTGGGTCTACAAGAACTCAAAAGCTCTTTTAATCTGGCAAGTCTACCAGAAAGCATTTCCCAACGCTCATTGGGTCTTTACAGATAGGCCGCTTGAGAAGGTAGTCGATTCGTTGGAACGAGCACCATTTATGAAAGACCCAGGACCAACAGGTCGTTGGGAGGACTATGCTCAGTTCTATATAGATAAGCAAGAAGAACTAGCGAAAGTTGTGGATCATACTTGGGTCCAACCCTCTAAATTTGTCGTAGGGGATTTCTCAGATCTATTTCCTGTCTATGAAAAGTATGGGCTGGACTTCACTCGAGAAGCCATGGAGTTGCCTGACCCGAACATTTTTCACTAGCACGACATTACATTATTATGTTATACTGTTGATGCGTTGTTACCTCACCATGGAGTTGTGTAATGTCTGAGTCAAAAGAAGTTGTTAATTGGGAAGATCGATTAGCACAAGACGCCAAAGATATCGCTAAGCATGAGCGTCCAGCTCTAAGCCGAATCAGCCTTCGTTCTGGTATCTTATCATATCAGGACCAGCCCTATAAGGATAATCAAATGGAGGCTGTGATTATCGCCCATATCCACGAGAGGGCATACTACGAACAGGACTTTGATCCTGATGTCCAGTACCCCCCGACCTGCTATGCCCAATCAACAGACGGGGTCAACATGGTACCTCATGGCGACATTGTGGAGCCTCAGAATGCTTCGTGTGATGGTTGTTGGGCTGACAAATTCGGATCTGCTAAGAGGGGAAAGGGGAAGGCTTGTGGTCAGCGTCGTAAGCTGGCCTTGATGCCTGCCCTGGATAATCCAGCAGAGTATGCGAATGCGGAACTGGCTCTGCTATCCATCCCCGTCACATCTGTGAAAAACTTCGGTACCTATGTGAACGTCCTTGCTTCAGCTCATTTACGAGCACCGTGGGGGATGATCACTAAGATCTACGTGAAGCCACACCCAAAGTTTCAGTTCCAGGTGTTCTTTGAACCCATCAGTAAACTTCCCGATGAGGCTCTCAGTCACATTGCTGGGAAAATTGACATGGCACTGACCACTCTGTGTCAGCCCTACGATCTTACCCCGCCGGAAGAACGGGAAGAAGCCAAGGAAGACAATAAGAAAAAGAAATACTGATGTCACTCGTCACATTGGACTTCGAAACGGAGGCCATTGACGGGAACCCGATGGCGAGACCGCCCAGACCGGTCGGTCTCGCCATCTACCTTGATGGTCAGGAGCCTACCTATGTCACAGACTGGGACAGAATGGCTGAATTTCTTTCAGTCTATTTTGGGGATACTCGTTATAGTCTTCTATTTCATAACGGGTGGGGCTTTGATATTCCTGTCGCAACGAGATGGTTTAGTGTCCCGACTCCTAACTGGACTCGTGTGCATGATACTCTGTTTTTGTCTTTTATCGCTGACCCATATTCTCCTTCCCTACATCTTAAAGATCTAGCGGACAGGTACCTTGATTTCCCACCGGAGGAACAAGATGAACTCCATGCCTGGATACTTGCGAACGTTGCTGAAGCTACCCCGAAGACAGCAGGAGCTTATATATGTCGCGCTCCGGTCCCTTTGGTGGCGAAGTACGCCAAGGGTGACGTTCTACGTACCAGACAACTATTTGACCACCTGCATCCTTCAGTCCCTAGTGAACCTTATGATAGAGAAAGAAGGCTCGCTCCCAAGCTTACAGAAAGTAGCCAGATCGGAATACGTGTTGACCGTGGGCGATTACAGAGTGACATTGAAGTTTGTGGTCGGGCACTATCGGATGCCGATACAAGAATCTTCACTGCACTTGATGCTGAGCCCTTCAACATCGATTCCGGCATCCAACTGGCAGATGCGCTTGAAAAGGCGGACGCTGTCCATACTTGGAGATATACGCCGAAAGGTCGCAAGTCCACGTCTAAGGATAATCTCCTTGCAGGACTTCGTGACCCCTCCTTACTCAGCCTTTTAGTTTATCGTTCTACAATGTCCACCTGTCTGGGCACTTTCATGACTCCATGGGAGGGTTTCAGCCAGGAGGATGGAAGAATCCATACTTCATGGAATCAAGTAGCGAATGATGAGCATGGGCACAGCGGAACTAGGACGGGGAGGCTGTCCTCTTCCCGCCCCAACTTCCAAAATATTCCGAACGTGTTCAAGCACGACATACCACAAGGACTTCCTCCCCTACCGAATATGAGGGATTACCTCTTGCCGGAGGAAGGGCATCTATGGATTAAGCGAGACTTTAGTTCTCAGGAAATCCGTATTCTTGCTCACTTTGAAGATGGGACTCTTATGGAGGCTTATCGCTCCGACCCCTTCTTCGACCCACATGAGCAAGCTAGACAGATGATTAATGTGATGATCGGTATTCTTTATGATCGTAAAGACGTAAAGATAACCGGCTTCAGCATTATCTATGGCGCGGGCGCACCGGGGCTTGCTCTACAACTTGGCAGAAGCCGCTCAGAGGCCTTCGAAATACGGACTGCATACCTTAAGGCTATGCCGGGGGTTGATAGCCTCGCGGCTGCTACACGGCTTCGAGGTAAGTCTGGTGGGCACATAACCACATGGGGAGGCAGACCATACTACGCCGAGAAGGGGAAGCCGGTGAATGGGGTCTTTAGAAGCTTTGAGTACAAGCTGCTGAATTATCTAATCCAAGGAAGTGCGGCAGATCAAACTAAGGAAGTCATAAATGACTGGTGGGAGGAGTACAAGCAGGACGCTGTGTTCATGGCGACTGTGCATGATGAAATCAATGCTTCTGCTCCCGCAGAAAGCTGGCAATACGAAATGACTCAGCTTCGTCATGCCATGGACCAAGAGTTATTTGACGTACCTATGAGATCGGAAGGTTTCGTAGGGGAAACATGGGGTTCACTAAAGGAGATTAAACGTGAGCACGAATATTCCTACTGATCCAAAACAGCTTGAGCAATTCATAAGAGACAAGGCTCGGGGTATAGCTGAGGATATGGGGCTCTATATAGACGAAGAAGTCATGGTGGCGCATCCTTTTTTATGTGTCAGTATGATGTTGGAGAACCTACATCTCCGTCTTAGGAGAGCTGAAGGTGCTCTAGGCATGAAGGGGATTACTGTGGGCGAGGCATTGGATTCGTGAGTAATTTCTACGGGCCTTACTCATACAGCAGGATAGCGACGTATAGTCAGTGTCCGTTAAAGTTCAAATTCTCCTACATAGATATGGTTCAGGTTGATTCCCTTCCCTCCCCAGCGATGGAGAGAGGGACAGAGATCCATAAAACCATTGAGGACTATATTCTTGGAGAGACAGAGCAGCTTCATCCGGACATACACAAGACCTATGGTCAGTTCTTTATGGGACTTCGGGCTAATTTTGAGTGCTTCCCCGAGGAGAAGATGGGGGCCACTCGTGAGTTTGAGCCATGTGACTATGATGACCCAGATGTCTATATTCGAGGTATCATTGATCTCCGTATTAGGCCGAAGCCTGAGATCAATGACATCCCTACAGTCTATGACCATAAGACTGGGAAGATCTACCAGGACCACGTTGCTCAAAGAGCTTTCTATGGGATACTCGCTCTTATAAACGTCCCAGATATAGAGCATATCCGTGTCACTAATATCTACGTGGACTTAGTGAAGATAGCATCTACTGACTACTACCGAGGGATGTTGGGGGATATGATTGCTCTTCTGGTGAAGGACAAGATAGAAATGATTGAGAGGGATGAGTACTTCCCAGCCAACCCTTCGTTCTCTTGTCGTTGGTGCAAATTCAGCAAGCACAATGGAGGACCTTGTTCATTTTGAAGTTAGAGAATTCAATTGAGCAAACCGCCACAGAGTACTCTGCGACCCACGGGTATGTCAGCTTTAAGATCTCTCCCGCTAAGTCTAACGGATTCCCTGACCGAGTATTCATTAATCGTTGGGGACTACACGTCTACATTGAGTGTAAGAAAGAAAGAGAGAAGCCTAAGAAACTTCAGCTTTTCCGGTTAGGACTGCTACAATCACGATTCGTACCAGCTTTCTGGTCTGATAACGAAATAGAAATAAAGAGGATTTTAGATGTCTTCTGGGATTTGGACCCCACATCACTATCAAGAGAACTCTATCCGCTTAATGCTCTCTCAAGCTTCGGCGGGCCTGTTCTTCGACCCCGGTCTTGGGAAAACTTCCACAGTCTTAGCCGCCTTCAAGATACTAAAGGATAAAGGGCTCGTTAAGAGGATGTTGGTCGTGGCCCCGCTGAGGGTATGCTATTCCGTGTGGCCTCGTGAGATTGAGAAGTGGTCTAACTTCCATGATCTCACCTACGCGGTAATTCATGACACTAAGAAACAAGAACACCTTGATATGGACGTTGACATCCATATCATCAATCCTGACGGCCTAAGATGGCTGTATGATCCGAAAGCCAGAAGATGGCGGGAGTGGGATATTCTATGCGTAGACGAGAGTACGATGTTCAAAGACTCGCAAACAGCGAGATTCAAACTGATGAGACATCACTTCCCCCGGTTTCGGAGGAGATGGATTCTCACAGGAACTCCCGTACCGAACGGCGCGCTGGATTTATTCGGCCAAACATTCATACTAGACCTAGGAAGGGCATTAGGAAGATTCATTACCCACTACCGAAATGAATTTTTCTACACACTGGCTTGGAGGGAGTATGACTACATGCTAAAGGAAGGGTCATTTGACCGAATACTCGACCGAATAGACCCTCTACTGATAAGACTTAAGGCGGAGGATTGGCTCAGAATGCCGAAGCTTCCTCCCCCTACAGACATCTATGTGGATATGCCCCCCAAGATTTGGGAATTTTATAAGGAGTTAGATGATGAGTTCCTCGCAGAATGGGGAGAAGACGTTATCATCGCAGCAAACGCAGCAGTCGCTGGAGGAAAGCTACGACAAGTTGCAAATGGAGCACTGTATACAGATTCGGCCCATAACTGGAAACCTCTACATAATGCAAAACTTGAAGCACTTGATTCACTCCTTGCGGAGCTTCAGGGAGCACCAACCCTTGTCATGTACGAATTTAATCATGACCTCCAGAGACTTCTACAACGCTACGGCAGCGATACCCCTGTTATTGGAGCTGGTACAGACGCTAGAACAGCAGATCAGTACATTCAATCCTTTAATCGAGGAGAAATCCCTGTAATGTTCTGCCAGCCTGGAAGCATGGCCCACGGACTAAATCTACAAGAGGCCTGTAATCACATCATTTGGTTCGGACTAACGTGGAACTATGAACACTACGAACAAGCCATCGCCAGAATCTATCGTCAAGGGCAAAAAGAAGAGTCAGTTTTTGTCTATAGGATCATTGCTAGGGGGACAAAGGATGAGGATGTGGTGAAAACTCTGAACGACAAAGAAGAATTTCAAGACGGACTCTTAGAAAAAATTACGGAGAAATAAGATGTGGATTTTCTGGCTTGTAACAACGGTCTTGCTGTCGACCTTCGTAATCTTCACAGCTTTTCCACTAATAACGATGGTAGAAGGGGCGAAGAAAGCGGGGATAGAGACCCCCCGAGGAATTCGTATCACAGGAAAGATTTGGTATGTGATTGGAGGACCTTCTGATATCATATTCAACACCATTCCCGCATGGTTGATTTTTAGAGAAGTGAGCTTTGTCGGGGTAACGTTCAGTCAGCGAATACAGACATACGTAGATATGATGTATGTTGGGGGCGACATCGATGAAGATGTCCTAAAATGGGCCAATTTTCTGAATTATTGCGATCCGGGACACATTACTAAGGTTCCGAGTAAATAGGGGTTGCATTCATGACTGTATCCCTTTATACTGACCCTGTCACTGACAATATCATTCTCAAACAAGGAGAACAACATGGCCGAAGAAGCCAAAGCATCCGCCCCGCCGAGCAAGCCACCGACTTCCGACAAGAACAAAGCCTCTGGGAAGGGAGACGAAGCGACCAACGGCGAGAAGAAAGAACGAGCCCCCCGACAAGATTACGGCTTCGCCCCTACTGCGAAAATTACCGTGGTCGAAACCGAAAAGAAATACCGCGGACAACGCGGAGAATGGTACGATCTTCTGAAAGCTGCGAACGGCAAGACTGTCGAGCAGTTTGCCGAATCTGCCAAGAAGATGAAGGACCCTGCCAGAGGCTGGCTACGGTTCTTCGTTCAGGATGGTGCCTGTACCCTGACAGCACCCCCGGAAGCCCCAAAGCCCGACGCCAAGTAGTCCCCCACGACGGCGTTTTTGAGCCCTGCCTTCTCCCGGAGGCAGGGCTTTTTCTGACCTGAGGATTGAAAGATGAACATCTATATAATGACTCGAGGCCGTGTCGGTAATCAGCGGACCTATGAATCTATTCCCGATAGCTGGAGACCCCAAACATTCCTAGTCTGCCCTGAAGGGGAAGACCACGGAGGTATCCCCACCATACAAGTCCCCCCCTATGTGGATAACTACAGCAGAAAGATGGAATGGATTCTATACGATGGAATGGGGGACGATCAACAGAAGTGTCTTATACTGGACGATGATCTCGTGTTCAGCCGTCGGGTTATGCGGGACAACGGAACTGTAGGACTTCAGACCATTAAGACTAGGGATGAAGTAAATTACTGGATGCCTGACTGTCTTAGTATGATTCGTCAGTTACTGGAAGACACCGCACTGGTGGGAGTCCACCCCAGACAGATGGGACACACCGCTCCCGTCCCGTACAAAGTCAACGGGAAAGTGATATGTGTGCAGGGACTAAATCGTAGTATGATTGGGCAAATACCTGACCTGTATCGCTTCCCCATACTAGCGGACGTCATCCTCAACGCTACGCTGTTGAGTCGGGGACAGGGGAATAAGCTGATAACAGATTTCTGCGTAGACTGGGGAACTTGCCAAGCTCCAGGTGGCTGCTCAGACTACAGAACTCCCGAAATGCAAGCCGAAGCCTGCTACTGGCTGGAGGAACGTTTCGGGCCTTATATCAAAGCAAAAGTTAAGAAAGCCAAGAATAATTGGATGGGAGGAGAGCGTGTCGATTTTACAGGTCAATGGAAAAGATTATACGAAGCCGGAGTTGCTGGTCTACTGGATTCTCGAGAGGGAACAGATACGAGTTCTTAAAGAACATGATGAACCGAAGCCGTGGAGCACGGACTGGGTATTCCAGGAGACTTACTTCTGCAATGTCCATCGGGAGGACGATAGGGTAACTCGATGGATTCGTGATAACTACAAGTCAGAGTATTTTCAGAACTATGAATTAGCGATGGTCGCTGCTCGTATATTCAACTGGCCACCTACTCTGGCTGCTATTCTTGGATGGTTGAGGACTTCAGACTTGGGGTACGTTGAGGGAATTCTCCGAGGAGAACAGGAGAGAGGAAGGAAAATCTGGGGAGGAGCTTATGTCATTACCACTCATGGTCAGAAGATGCCTAAGTTGGACTACTGTATCGGAGTTCTTACTGAGGCGGCAAGACGACTACCCCTTGTTGATGTCGACACCTGTAGAGGCTATCACGTTGAACTTCAACGTATGGATGGAATTGGCTCCTTCCTATCTGCGCAGATTATTGCAGATCTTAAGAATACTCCGAATCATCCCCTTGCGGAGGCTGAAGATTGGTGGACATTCTCTGCTCCCGGACCTGGATCACTTAGAGGTTTGGCTTGGTTCCACGACAGAAGGGTTACAGCAAGAACGTATCAGCAAGACATAGAAGAAGTCGCCCAGTATGTGCGACCTAGAATATTCGATACTGTAGGGGACATCCACATGCAGGACCTACAGAACTGTCTTTGTGAGTTTGATAAGTATTGTCGGGTCTTGACTGGCACCGGGCGCAGCAAGCGCAAATATCCAGGTAAGACCTAAAAATAGGCCCACTCAGACGCATCGACAGGCTAAATCGGGGTATGGGCAAGGCCATGCTATTGCCCGTTACCCCGACGCCTTCGACGCAAAGTGGTTAAGAATGCCTTATAAAACAGTAGGTTACAAGCATGATTTTAGAAATAAACGCTCTTAACGTTCCGAGAGCATACTCTGAGATGTGGTGGAAGGCCCGCAACGTGTGGGTTGAGGAACAGAGTCGGAATGGGTCTGTATTGACTGTTCCCTACCCGAGCCTTTTAACGATTAGATACCCACTACAGAGAGTTCTGTTTGATCCCATCCGTGATGCCAACCCATTCTTTCACGTAGCTGAGTGGATTTGGATGATGGCCGGGTCAAATGATGCTGAGTGGATCAGCCAATTCAACAAGAGGATGAGTGAGTACGCAGATGATGGGGTACTCCGTGGAGCTTATGGGTGGAGATGGCGACACCCAAGAGATCAAATTAGTAATGTCATTGATTTACTTCAGCATGACCCCAACACTAGACAGGCCGTGATCTCTATGTGGGATCCCGTCTATGACGGAGCCCATGCCAAGACAAGCGACCGACCCTGCAATACTCATATCTATTTCCGATACGTCAACGGGGGTTTAGATATGACAGTATGCAATAGATCTAACGACATGGTGTGGGGAATGCTGGGAGCGAATGCTGTCCATATGACTTATCTGCACGAGTTAGTGGCGCTCTCAACTAAGATACCTATTGGGGACTACAGAGTTTTCACCAATAACCTTCACTTCTATCCAGACATGCCGAATGGAAGGGAGTTGAAAAAGACTACTGACCATTACGATTGCTATGGAACAGTAAAGCCCGATACTCTTCTCGTATGTGGGGAGACCTACGAAGACCTCATGGCTGATTGCATTGATATGGTCTACCATTCACAAGTGCAAGAATTTAGAACTTATTGGGTGACCAGTGTCGGCTACCCCATGATACGAGCCTACCTAGACCGGGAGAATAGAGATGAATGGATCAGCAAAGTTAGGGCAGAAGATTGGAAGTTTGCAGCTCTCCAGTGGGTTGAGCGAAGAAGTATTTCTAAGCCGACTCACCATTGAGAACTTCCATGTGCGTCGATATCACACAGAGTTTGTTAGCTCTGAAGAAACAGTTGGGGAGCACACCGCCGGAGTGCTCATGTTCTGTCTCATTATTACAGATGGGAACGCGAGCAGAGAACTGCTCGTCACCGCTCTGCTTCATGATTTCGCAGAGTATTACACCGGAGACGCTCCCTTCCCCGCCAAGAGGGATTATCCAGAACTGAAAAAACTTCTCGATAGAATCGAGGGGCAATACTTGTTGGATATAGGTATTGTGATCGAAGAAATTACCCCAGAAGAAAAGGTCGTATTGAAGGCTGCGGACATGCTTCAGCTCTGCTACAAGGCGAGGAAGGAAATCCGAATGGGGAACCAAGACGCTCTTTATGTTCTGGATAATGGCCTTTCCCACCTTCATAGCTTAAAATTACCAAGTGGGGTTGTAGCCTCACGTGTTCGTAGTTTAATAGGAGATTTGACAAATGAATGCAACAACCGATCCGATTCTTCGGAAAATGAACCGGAGCCGGAGACTGACCCAAGCGGTCAGAATTGAGTTGGCTATCTGGGCTATTGTAGTCCTGGAAGCCAGCAAGTTCCTGCTGTGGTAGCCGCAAACGATCGGCAAGAAGGGGGGTCGCACTACAAAGATGGTGCGATCCCCTGCCCTCATTGCGGGGTGGGAATCGAACATTGGGATCTCGCTTGGCTCGCCAAGTGGGATATGTTCATGTACATGATCACCAAACACCTGTTCCGCTGGCAGCGGAAGGGCGGTCTCCAGGACTTACGGAAAGCTCATCACGAGCTTGGGAAGTACATCGAAGTCTTAGAGGCTGAGAAGGGAGAAGACGCTGGTCCCGGCTATGTCAATCAGGATTAGTGTCAAGGTCCAGAACGGGGGCTATCCGTGAAGGATAATCCTATACCTGGAAGCGGTGGGGACCAGGTCCGTTCGTTCCCCACCAATTTATAGGAGAAAATTTATGGCCTCAAAAATCTACATAGACGACAAGGGTGAGCGTCACCTACTGGAGAAGATGACGACCAGCCATCTCATTAATGTCTTGAGACACCACGAGGCTCAGTGGGATGCTTTAGATGTTAGGTCTTTAAGTAATCACGCCAACGCTGTCGGGAATGTGCTAGAAGCTATAGGTAAAGAGCTCGGGTCTAGAGAGCCCCGCACCTACCTCATTGATCCTAAGCAAGAGAAAGTTGCAGTAAAGAGAAGAATAGCTCTTTATGACGAGGATGCCGGGGAAGATTCTGATCTCCCCCGGCATGAGTATCGATACGACCCCCCGTTCTAGCCAGAAGAGACGACGATAGTCACATTCAGAATTGTCGGCTCATTGGGCGGCAGAGTGTTGGGGGTCGTATAATTTACGACGTTAGATACATCTGACTCCAAACCCGCTTCATTGTAGGACGTCATGACGAAATAGTATGTCGTATTTGGAAGCATCACTGCATCGTCTACGACATACATATCCACAACACAGTCAGCCAGAGTACCCGGAACTGCACAGGGGACATCTCTTTCGTCACTGTAGACCCCAACACTCGTTCCCCAATAGACTGTATAACCTGCGAGATCAGTAAGTGGAGAGTCATCAACATTCTCTGTGGGGGCTTCCCACGACAGGTTGACTTCAAAATCCTGACCAAACGCGACGATTGGTAGGATCAATAGGGTCCAGATTAAGTTTTTCATTTTTGACTCAATGGCTCCTTGGTTACTGCACGAAGAATGATGGTGACGATTCCGGTTAGTACGGGGAGGATAACATCTCCATCAATGGCTCCACCATTGGCGAATAACTCCCACAACGCCCAGAGTTCTTGGGTGATGCCGAACCAGATAGTTTTTGACTTGAAAATATGCATGTTGAATTTTCCCTCTTCAATGATCTTCAATAATTTACGGAGCTTATATGCGAGCTTTGCCTTCTTATGAAGACGAAAAGCTCGGTACGCTGCCCCGACTTTGGGTACTTTAAGAAGTACCTTCTTCCAAAGCTTCACCCGACTTTGGGGTCCCACTCCAAGTGTATATGGTCCTTCTCAGCAATGCAATCAAAGTCCTCTCCGAGTAAACTAGAAATCTCAGAAGCTATAGAGACAGCGATAACGGAGGCCTCAGTCATTTTGATTTGGCTCCAGTCAAAATCGGAAACAAGAGTCCAGATACGGATGTCCGCAGCCCGTCCTGAGTAATGGGCTGACTGCCTCTTGTGTAGCCCGTCACAAAGAGAGGTGATTGTAAACTCTGCGTCCCGCTTATCGTAAACCGATTTCGCAACCATCAGAGCCAATAGAAGCTGGGGGACGATGCCCCTTGTGTCAACCCCCGATTTTAGGTCCACCCTTGGCCTCCTGTTCTTTTCTTCGTAGCCAGTCTCGGGCCGCGATGTATTTGTCGACATCGGGGGCGTTGATTTTGAGCTGAGGGTGCTCAACAATTTGACAAAGAAATCCAATAATTTCATGCTCGGGCCTCACATCATTCTCCTCTTACTTCTTGTGGGCGTAGTATATCACATGGGGGTAGCTTAGATGTGTCGAATCGATCTACTCCATTGGTGATGTTGCTGTATTCGGTAATCAATTCATTACGACGTTGCAGAAAATACTCCGCTTGATCACTACCCTGCTCAGCTCTGCAGAATTCAGTATGGATTTGCAGAATACGTTCTTCTTTTTGATCCTTACGAAGGCTGGCTACATCGTCAGCATTCGCTATCCCAGGAAGAGCAAAGATAGAGAACCAGATAATGAATACCCAGAAAGAAAATGCAGATATGCCCACGAGTATCTCCCACAGTAATCTCTTGTCCATAGGGGGAAGAAAAGGAGTTAAATGACTTGGTGATGGTATGCCCATCACAGCACCAGAACCGTCTTATTCTCAGAATCATCTCCAGCAGCCCAGAAAGGAGAACTGCCATCACCCCATCTCCAAAGACCTGTATTGCTAGAATTACTGAACGTGGCAGCGTCCGCAGAAAGAAACGTGACTGGAGTATCGTCAGGATCATCGACAATCAGGCTAGTGAAAAAGTTCTGCGGCATCTCGGCGGGGAAGCTACCCCATCCACTACCATTAATCTGAAGTTCTAAATTACAAAGACCAGGAATTGCCAGAAGATTACTAATCTCTCTCCCAGCAAAGTTGTTCCATCCCGAAGCAATAGTATTGCCACTTATGACTCCAGAACCTAGGTCTGACAAAGTGCAGACATAATTAGATACACGACGGGTGCGTGTAAATCGCTGAGCTAGAATTATGCCTCTAAGTGCCATTACTCGTATATATCCCCAGTAACCATCCACTCATCATCCTGCACCTGAATCAACATAGCAGACCCGCCAGGAGGGACTTTAAGACTAGTCGTACTTCCCTGACCGATGGGAGAAGTTACAGATACCCCCGAATCAGGATCTAATGTGAGGGTCGCGATATCCCGAGAACCTACGATAATGCACGAACCTACAGGGAAGTCAACAGATGAATTGGGTGGAATTGTCCATGCACGATCGGTCGTACCTGTCAGTAGTTGGAAAGTCTGAGCATCATCCAAGGCGAAAGTCTGGGCAGTAGAAACTTCTACTGGAGCTAGCTCAGCCGTGCCACCGATGTCTTCAATAGATGTCCATACTGAGGAGATATTGAACTCCATAACTTCAGAAGCAGTCCAACGGACCTTATCCGTTCCAGCCAAGCTGAATCTAATGTCGTTAGACCCCGCACGATAAAGACCAGAACTAGTTTCCTCACCGAACGTAATACCTGGGGCAGATACTTCTCCATCAGCAAACTGGAGAGCAACGGACATACCCCCCTTACCAGAACGAGATAACGAATCTGTCAGCTCATCAGCTATGTCGTCCATCGTTGTATTCCCCCACGACACCGCTATTGCAGTCCCTGCAACGACGGGATTCCCTGCCGGGAGCGTATACGTTCCACTACTATCGCGAGGCATTAGCTTCTTCTCCAAGAATTACGGAAAGCTGACGACCGGAATAGCCTGCCTTCCTAAGTTGTTCTGCGTATCGCTTCAGTACGTCCTTCTGTCCGGAAAGTAACTTCTGAAATGTGGGGGAGGCCATACCTCGCCCACCAGCTATGAGTCCAGCAGTCCCCGCCGCTACTGGAGCGCCAAGACCAGACATGGCTCCACCACCGATACCGAGGGCAGCGACTGTTTGGAACAGACCCTGTCGGGAGGGGAAGTCGGGTAATACCTCTGAACCCAGACGCCCAAGCTCTTGCACACTGTCATCCGCTCCCCCGGCCAGTCCTGACTTTCCTGCCCTGCGACCGGCTGCGGAAGCGAGTTGAGCCGGGGAGAACTCGGAGTTCGCAACAGCTTTACTTCCAGCAGCAAGTATGTCCTGATATGTCTTGTAGTAGGGAGTCTTTTCAACATAGTCGTTGTAGATCTGCGCCATCTGACCCTTACCCTTCCCTGAGGGGTTTAGGTTAGTCTTAAGAGTATCCTCAAGATGGTTGATAAAGCCTTCTAACTCTTTCCTCTGACCCCGACGTAGAGAAGTTCCCTTAGGAATCTCATCCAAAAGCTCTTGGGCTGCCCGCTTCAAGTTCAGTATCGTCTCTCCTGTGACGGTCTGTCCAGCCTGGGGCACGACGAAGGTCCCATCGGATGCTTGGTCCATAGCCTCACGAACGGCTTTAGGAACATTGAAATTCCTGCCCCCGCCACCAAAGAGTTTGATAGGGACTCCCTTGATGTCGTCATAGGCTGTCTTCCAGTAGTCTTCTAACTTACCAAAGACATCTCGTATGTTGTCCGTATCCCGGATAGACACATTCGCTCGGGGAGGATGCGCCTGCTCCCCTGCATAGCGACGGAGATCATCTAGGGCGTGTTTGTACTGACCCCTAATTTTTCCCCCCACTCCTGGCAAGTTAGCGAGGAAGGCTTCGTAGAACTGCTTAGCAATTCCAGGCTTCAACGCTTGGCTGAGAGGGATGAACGTTCCAGTCATAGACTGGAGTTTCTTGGCTTGGTCCGTGATCTCAGGAGTGACCTTTCGTACTGTCGCACCAATGAGTTTACCCGCGAATCCCAAGCCCCCGCCAAGAACTCCACCGAGCGCGGCCCCTGCTCCTCGATCTTCTGGGTTGCTAATAAGAGCCCCCGTAGTACCGCCCTCGACAGCCGCACGTGTTACACCGCTACCCAAGGCCCGGTTTAGTACCGACGGTGCCCTCGACGCGGCTGTAGCGGCTCGGGCACCCCTTAGAACACCACCGGCTGCGGCACCTACAGGCAGAGTGGCTGCGATCTCTCCGACCACATTTCCAGTCATTCCCATGCCGGTATTTAGAAGCTCTTTATCACCCTCCCCTTCTTCGTAATCGTGCAGGCCAACGAGATCAGCAGCTTTACGAGCGGTGGCGGAGAGACCACGACCAACACCAAGTCGAAGTCGACCCAGCTTAGTCGACCCCTCCAGAGCATCTCCACTCTCCTGTCCGAAATCTTCTGGCGTAGCAAGGCCTCCGGAGATAGCCTTCTCCATGATTGTATACTTGTTCGTCCCTTCGGGTACACCCCGAATGACTACTCCGTTGGGGAGTGTGACGTCAGGCATTACAGATCACTCCAGTTGATCGCTCCCTGGGAGGGGGGATTCTGTTCAATTTTAGAGGCAGTCTGCCTTTGCAGATTCTCCGAATGCTGCTGGATAACTTCATCCGGGTATCCTGCGTATATATTCGCAACTCCCATATCAAAGGCTTGTTTGAAGTCTCCCCATGCCCTGATGAAATCTTCGTCGGTGTTGAAGCCGCGCATGGAGAACTCCTGTAAGAGCCTGTCAGCCTCGGACGGAGTAACTGCACCACCAGATCGAGCCTTGAGGATAATGTTCCTAATCTTGGCGATGCTGTCCTGCATTTCCCGACCACTCGCTCCGAGGGAGGGGAGAAGATTTGCCAGACCACCGACACCCGGAAGATTACCGTCTTCGTACTTCTTCAACTGATTGTCAATCTCACTAACTGCGGACTGAATCTCAGGAACATTGTTCTTAGTAAGCTCTTGTGACAATCTACGAGTATCCGCATCCAAGCGATTTGCAGCAGAACTTGCGTCCTTACCCTCCATAGCTCGATTGTGACGCTCTCGTTCCTGCATTTCCAGCATACGCATCGTATTAGCCAGAGAATTCTGCGAGGCTTGTTGATCGTAATAGCCCTGAGTAGATTGACGATTTAGCTCCGCATTACGACCACCAATCGCATCCCCCTCTTGGTTCTGAACATCTTGCATCAACCGATTCCCAAATTCTCCCAGCTTAGAGTCACCTGTAAGAGAAGAGATCTGAGATACTTCACGATTTCTTCGAAGATTATCCGCAAACATCTTCTGAATTTCAGAGTTACTGAGTCCTTGACTGCTGACTACTTCGTATGGAGACGGCATTATCTCCCCCTTAAGAGATCCAATATCTTCATTCGACCCTCAGTTTGCTCACCACCTATGCGATCAGCGTCTCTCTTACCCTTGAACTTGCCGTAAGCCGAGGCAGCGTGGGCCAGAGGATTTCCTGCAACATAAGTTCGGCCCTGATTAACGTGCATTCCTAAAGGAGCATCCTGATCTCTCAGCATTTCTGCATACTTCATCTGTCGCTCTTTATCTCCTAGACCCATGAGAGACTGAGCAGTTTCATCATCCAGAGAATCAAACACACCTGGAGCAGGACGAGATGGGGACGGTGGTCCTTGCGGAGGCATGGGAGGTCCTTGCGGAGTCATAGGAAGTCCAGCGACTCCCGGAGCCTGCGGTTTCGGAGACCCCATAGGGGAAGCTCCCGCTACGCGGACCTGTTGTGGGTTGACGGGTCCAGCAGGTGCGACAGGGGCGGACTGAGCCACAGGAGTCGCTGAAGGCATGGGAGATTCAGGCATGGGCATCCCACCCATGGAAGCTCTTTGCTGCATAGGAATTCTCTGGTTAGGATTTCCCCGACCACGCATAGCAGCGAGCCTCATTTCCTGTTCTGGTGTCAACATCAAATTCTCCCGTAATCAACCATGAGGTATCCGCTCTCATGAGGAATCGCTATATCTAAATTTTCCTGGGCGATAACTCCCTGTCCACGTCCGCCCCAGACCCAATCCCAGACATACCAGAATCGACCTTTGTAGATGCTAGCAAACTGGATGTTTCTCTTCAGCCTTACATCTGAGAACATCATTGCTGCACTACCAGCGCCCTCCATGAGCATCTGCATCTGTGCCTGCTCAGCACTGAAGACATCCATATTTGCCTGATGTCCGGCACTTGCGGCTCCGGTGTAATCTACGCCTTGTGAACGACCTGCCGCAGTGAATCCAGGCATAGACGGCATACCGACCTGCTGACCAGAGAGGAGAGCATTTATCTCGTTGAGACTGAACCCTCTACGCTGCATTTCTTCAGCAACCTGGGATTGACGGAGAGTATTCTGGTAATTTGCACCAGTGAGGTCCATGGACTGGTCTCTCTGACCCTCTGCCCCACCTTCACGGATGGAAGAGAACATAGCTTGATTGTACGCGTCATTCTCCGTCCTTCCGAGGTTCCCCATTGCGGTGTCATAAGCCTCATCTCCTGGCTTCAGACCCTGATTTCTCAACTGCGCCTCAGTAGACTCACGCATCTGACCGAAGCGGGGATCGAGTCGGGAAGTGGCGGATCCGTAAGCAGCGTCTTCAGCAGCCTGTCGGTGTTGGGAACCCCCAATTGGCCCCGCATACTCCTGAAACTTATTCCAGTCCATGGGGGATCCGTACTCACCCTCCATACGACCCAGCATACCGAGGGCTGTGCCAGAGCGAGTATTGTTGACCGCCTGCTGATTATCCAGAGATTGCTGAGCTTCCGGATCCAGATTTATGTACTGAGCCCAGTCCCCTTCTGCATTCTGGTTCCAAACACTGGACCCAAAGGGGGTGAACTGATTCGGACGGTTAGCCCGAGTCTGCATTTCCAGCATCTCACGATCAGAGGCAGCCGTCGCTTCGGCTGCGCCTACATAGTCAGGCGGCGCGGGAGCATCTTTCATTTATCCACCTACAGTTTTCCCTTCGGAGTTCCTGAATCACGTAGTCTACGCCTTCGTCAAACCCGTCCTCAATACGAAATACCTCGACAAATCCAAGTTTCTTATTGAACTTGAGGGACTTCGTATTATTAGACGGAGTCAGCCCGATCATAATCCTACGATCACAAAAATTGAAGAAATAATCCATAAACTCATGTAAGAACCCATGACGAATAGCCAGAGGATTGTCAATAGCGATGTGACCCTGTCCACTCGTTCTCGTCCAACTATCAAAGACCACTGCGGCGAGTATTGTACCATCCTCTCGTTGAGCTACAATACCCTTGCTACGAGGAGTGATCGTAGGGGTAGCTCTCTCGTACAGCCATTTCCATTGATCGTCTGTACTCATAGCCACTATGTTGACCTTCATAGCTGACCTCCAACATTGAAGTGAACTCCTATACCGACGAGAGTAGTGTTCGCTTGCGAAGCTCCTGCAATACCGACTGCTACGACCTTACCGATTCCCCCGGCTCCCGTAGGGGGGCGAGTACGAGGGGAGCCTCCAGCCCAAGTCGCTGTTCCCCATAGTCCGGTGCCCCAGATACCGACCCCTGGGGAAACGGAAGCTGCGGATACTGCACTCAAGTCATAGTCAAAGAATGCCCGAACACTTAATTCGGGAGTCAGTTCTGATATAATGACTGGGCGAATGAACTCCACTTTCTTGTAGTGCTCAGGCATCCCTAGATCATTATAGGCGGTGAGCAATCGCCACGTAATGAGAGAGGGGGAGGAAGACGCTAAGGTCACATTATCTAGGTTCCCAGTAATTTCCCAAGCCTTGACACTTGAAGATCCGAAAAAAGAACTGCCCTGATACTCTACCGAAGTGAGTATGGGCATTTTCTCCCAAATACTCCAAGCCTGAAGATTGATTTCATACACAAACTGTCTATATTCTTGACCAACCATCTTAGGAGATGAGACTATAATACGAGCTAAGCTGGGGTGAATCTGTACTTCCCAGCCCCGAGAATTACGGGTGAGTGCCATCTCTGCCCGGAGATCTGCCTGTATCTTCCAACTCAAGCTACCTTCAGTTGTGAAGGGATTCTTGCCCGATAAGAGATCAGACATCTGCACGAGGCCATATGTAGAAAGAAGGAGGAGGTCGCCGCCGTACTGCGATCCGATCCTCCTCCCCGCAGGCATGTCACCGATATACCACCTTCCAATCACGCCGAAAGTGTTAGAGGAAGAAGGGTCAGTTCCCGCGTAAACAACAACGTCCCCAGCACTTGAAACTGCTACAAGATAGTCGTCAGGTCCATCTCCAGAATCTAGAGTCCAACTATACAGAGCCACGAGGTAGCCGCCAACCCTGAATTTACTACCGAAGTTGAATTTGGTCAAAGTGCCAGCAAAAGTCCCAAGATCTGAGTACCACGCATTCGTACTATCTTTCTCAACATACCAGACCCGTTCCTTCCAAACAACGACGAAGGATAAGACATTTGTGGGTCCAGAAATGGAGGGCACATTCCAGACATTGGTAGACTCAGTATATGCATAGAGCCCATTATCTTCATCCGTTAGGAGAAGAATATGATCTCCCCCATCATTAACGAACTGAGAAAATGACGCCCACCCCGCTTCTGAGGACTTAGTGGAAAAATCCCACATCTTAGTGGGGGTGGTCGTACTTGAAGAGATGTTGTAAATCCCATTATTCGTAACCCCGAACAGCCGGTCCTCGCTTTTATCATCTTCTGATCCAGAAAAGGGCACGATGGTCTTTACAGCATCCCCGGAAAATCCATTCGCGTACTCTGAGTACCCAGGACGGACCTTACAGCCTCGAGTCGTTGCGTCAATGTTGACCGTATAGATCGCATCCCCAGGCTGCATGAGAGCCAGAGAGAGGAGAGAATTTATACCGTTGATTGGGGCCGGTATGGTCCCAGACTGAATGGTCTGCGCTATCTGAGGCGCTCGGAACGGAGGTCTAGCGGACACGCCTATCCTCCGTAGCCGGTGACCGGTATATTCCTCGAATCTAAGAAGTGGATTCCGCCACGACGCATACCGACATTGAGGATAGGAGCACCCTTATTTCCGCCAGTAGCCTCTGCGTAAGCCTTCGCAAATGCGTTTTCAGCATTCTGTGTCGCGAATCCCTTAGCATCAAGGAACTTAAAACGGAGGTATGCGACTATCATTGTCGGCTTGAATAGCACGATGTCGGCATTGGCCTCAACTGAATCATGATAGGTAGTGGAGACAGTAGCGTCCTGCATCCAATTCCTACTGATATACTCAAAGTATAGCTCCAAGCCAATCGGGGGAGGCTGCGGGTATACTTGAAATCTGTTCTCCATGATACGGAACATGGCGTAGATAGTCTGGCTGGTCAGATTGCCGCCCTTCAGATATTGCCATTGCTGAGCAGACAGAGGCCCCCCAATCGGCACATCATTGGAACGATCCCAATGGGTCTGATCAATCATATACCCGAAGTCATCTGGTAGTTGAAAGTTTCCATTAGAAACTACGACAAAGTCTACTGTCGCAGTCTCCGAGGACGTACCTCCAGTAATGGTTTCCCCAACAGTAAAGACACCGGATACGGTATCAAGGAAGAGTTCACTTTCAGCGGTATTGACGGACACTACAGTTCCCGTCGCTCCTGAGGATCCACCAGTGACGGTCTCACCGACGGTCAGAGAACCACTAAGAGCTGAGATCTCAAGGAGGTAATCTCCGTCCACCGTGGTCCTGGAATATTCTCTTCGAAGAATTTCCCATTCATGGGCTTCTACCAGATTTTGTCCACAAGTAGTCAGAAGACGACGCATCTGCACGACGGCAAGATTGGTGTCGGCTAAGACATCTGTTGACTCGGGAAGTCCGCACTCGCTAAGAGCACGATTTACTACCTCTTCAACAGTGATGTAGCGAGTTACGCTCAATCTTCGTCCTCAGACTCAACACTTAGAGCCTCAACTTTGGCTGTGAGAGACTCGACAGCTTGTTTAAGAACTTCAAGCTCAGCATCTTTAGCTTCAAGCTCTCTACGGAGCTCAGTACCAATGGCCGCACCCCCCGCAGCCTCAAGGAAATCTTTAGCTCGTTGCTTGAGCATTTGAATCCCCATAAACTTCTGGGAATGCGCATCTGAGATGTTCGCCAGTTGCTCTACTGTACGAACATTGAAAAACTTGAGTTCCTCAACTTGGGCTCGGGTTATGACCGGCCACTCACTGAGCGGGGTGCCCTCAATAACGTCGCCGTCATTATTGGCCTTCCAAGACTGGTATTGGCGAGAAAATCGTTGTTTGTCATCAGGATGTATGGGGCGACAGATCATGCTGTCCTTATCCCCCGGAACCATAATGCGGATCATCTCCACATCATCGAAAATTGGTCGTCCTTCCTTAGCAGACTTCTCATCATTAGGGATGGGCTGCATGAAGAACTGAAGCAGAAGATGATCATCCCCCGCGTACCGAGAATGTCGGCCACGGTCAATGTCCATAGCCATATTCGTGAGATCCATATCTGCTTCCATTGTTTTCTCCTATTTCTTGCAGACGAAGATAGATGAGAATTCGCTTTCGAGAACCTCAACATGTGAAAAATGTTGTTTCAACAGAGCAGTCCAGGCTGATGCTTTCATAACCGTAAGATGTAGGCGAAAACCAATCATCGCCCCCGAGCAATCATCCTCTGTAGCAATGTTGAAGTAAATTCCTTTATCAACTGCATCAGCAATGCACTTCAAAGTTTCCTGAACCTTCTCAGTGGGAATGTGCTCCATCACGTCACAGCAATACCCCCAGTCTGCCCGGATATCCTTAGGAAGATTCCAAAGACACACTTCAGTAAACTGAATGTCATGAGCAACTGCATTAGAGGCGATGTCTACACCCCGAGCCTGGAATCCTAGGGAGCTCAGGAGGGAAACAGCTTCGCCCTTACCACACCCGAAATCAATAACTGTATCCCCTTTAGACCAATCCATCTTCAACATTGCAAGTTGGACATGATCCATGCCGGGGGAGGAATCTTCTCCGTACTGCTCAGTAGCCCAGATATCCCGGTATTTCTTCCGTTCCCGCTCCTCTACGTCAATCTGACCACGAGCATTCCCGGCCAGCAGGAGGGCAGGAAGGAGTCCTCGACCACATACAGATATCTGAGTACCTGTCCGACGATAGAGGTCTGTAGACATAGCTGCGAATCTCTCAGCAGCGTAGGCCATGATGCCATTCGTATAGAAGGTCTCCCCCCCGAAATTGACATCAATGATCTGCATATCATCATTCAGGGGCTGTTCAAAAGCGTGGTGATCCCCATTCTCATAGGAGAAGTCGAAACCGTAACAGATAAGATTTCTGTACCCCATAGTCGCACCACAGTAGATCCCATAATATCCGGATACCCCCACAGGGGCGAGAATATAGGGCTTCGGAGCGGGGTCTTTCTGAGTAACGATCTTCGTGGAGTCTGTATACAGGTGATAAAGAAAAGTGCTGTACTGAGAAGCAAAGGCCTCAACAACATCTGGGTGGACTTGACTTGCAAGTAGACACATCGTCCCCGGGTCGATTCCCTCACTAAGAGGCATATTCTCCACACGCCCATCAGACATGAGAAAATACTCGGGAATGACGTCATTCTCAACAAGAAAATGATAGGCTTTGTTCAAGCCCATGACATAAGCTCCGTGATTTTGTAGTTCACGGATATCTTCCACGTAGTCCTTAAGTGAAGGTCCCCCGCCAACAATGATGAGGGGAACATTCCTTAAAGACTCAGAGGGCCAGAGTAGGGGGAGCCCCTTCTCTGTATTGATCTTTACGTTTTCTGAGAGCTTTTCAGACTCAACATTCGTAGAGATCTTGAAATTTAGAGGGTTGCCAAAAGGTCGGGGGCGACCAGCGCCCCCGACCACTTCACCCACTTGCGGGGCAGCAGACACTAGACAGCAACCACGAAAGCTCCGCCACTCGTTACGAGCGCGTCTATCTCCAGACCAGCACCGGAGGCCGAAGACGAACCCGCAGCAGCAGTGATGACGACACCATCAATACGCGCCAGCGAACCAGTGCCGGACGCATCGTCCAGAACACCAGCGGTCGCCGTCGTGTACAATTGGATATCGGCAGCGCACTGAGCTACTACACGAATGGGAAAAGTTCCCGAGATACGAGCCCAGAAATAGTCGTCATCCGTCACAGTGACCTGTGGAGCCCAGCCGATCCGATGACCCACAAGCGCCAGAGCTGTCGTAAGCTCGGTAACTTGATAGTCCTCATCAATAGCAAGCGCCACAGCTTCTCCCGCAGGGGTCAGGTCTCCATCAGCTTGGCAATAGAGATACTCAACTCCGTTGGTGTCAGTAAACCGTGTACCAAGCCTATGCTCAGAAGTGGATTTGACAGAGTCTGCACTAGCCCCAATGATTCCTATAGTCATGATTTAGGCTCCATTGAAGCGACCCTGGAACTGAGCGCCAGAGCACGTTAGATTACCCGCCCACGCCATAATCTGGACCTCAGCGTCCTGATTTACCGCATGTCTGCGGTTTGGCGAAAGTGGGACCATGTTGCGATTCGCATGTGGCCGGTAATGGAGATACTTCGTATTCAGGAACAGCGCGCTGTCCGTGAACATATTGCCACCGATACCTCCGTCCAGGACAACATCTGCGTCCATGTACTTGATAGTCGGGAAGCCGAAGTTACCAACCTTCGGGTCGGTGAACCGCTGTTGCGCTTGAAGAGCGGCGACGTAGTCACCCCACATCACGTTATCGACGATGATCAGATCAGGACGATCTGAATTTCGTACCAACGATGCCCACATCGTATTCCACGCCGCGAGGACAGTGGTAGATGTTACAGTCGTGGCTGTGTACTTGGAACGCCAGAACGCCCAAGTTCCTCGAGCGATACCCCCGTAGGTATCCGTTTGTGATGCAGGAACAGTCGCAGGAAGTGCAGCATTGAGACCTGTGATCTCTTTACCGCTCGATCCAGTGCCGTCCGAATAGAGTCCTTCAGCGACGTAGTTCGCCATTGTGGACTCCGCAACGCCGAGACGACCTTCCATAAGGTCAATCATCTGCTCCTTGCCGCTATTCTGCAACATCTCGAGGCCTGAGATGACAACTGGAACAGCAAGCTGTTTGATGCCAAACTCTGCGGCCGACAGGACGTCCTGTGCAGCGACGGGGAGTAGATCATATCCCGAGTACCAACCCGCGTTCCCATTTTCAGCGAAAGAGAGCTCCTGATAGATCTTCGTACCTCCAGAGAAGGTCTTGATCCGGTTGCCCACCTTCAACTTCGCAAGGATTGCGTTGTTGTCCGAGACATTATCGGCGATGACTTTCGTACGGCTCTCAATCGTAGTTGCGATCAAATCGCTTACGTTTGGAAATGCCATATAGAAAATCTCCGTTAAGGGTTAGGGGAATCCGTGCAACTATCTTGGGGAACTCTGCCGGAAGGCTGGGAAATTCCTAGTTCGTATCACGCGCGGTCAGCGTAACACACTCATATAGGAACTTGCAACTACACCCGCTGACCGGTCTCCAGAGCATCCCAAGCGTCTTGAATTGACCCTCGCATATCACTCGGATCCCTCTGCTTTGGTCCTCTCTCTCCAGACCCACCACCAGATTCCAGAGAAGACGCTGCTTTTCTCTTCTTCTCCGCAGCTTCTTTATTTTCTCTAGTCGCCGCAGCCTCTTGTCGTTGTCGTATAATTTTGGAAATCTCAGGATCAGCAGCACAGGCTCTTTCGTAAGCCTGTTCTATAGTCATTTCCCTACCACGGTTGTATGCGAGCTCCATAAGATCTGCCATATCTTCCCGAACATCCTCAAAGAACTCATTCTTCGAATCAGCTTGGAAGGCGGAGATATCCTGAGCAATCCGAGCATTTGCTTGCTCAGTAATCTGAGACTCTTGTTGAGAGAATCTACCCATAAACTCCTGAAATGGCTTCAACTCCTTTTGCAGAACTTGGTGAATGGCGGAAGTAGTCTCATCCTCTTTTGAGGGAGCCTGACCAGACAAGTGCTCGTCAAGTACTCTGATATCCACCCCATAGTTCTTAATGATCTCTCCGACAACCTTCGCTTTCTCAGCAGAAGACCCCATAGTCAGGCGAGCAGCCGTGGACATTAGGTTGTGTATAGCCTGAGCAGGAGTAGAGTTCTGAGCCTGTATCAAACTCTGAAATGGCGCGACGGTCTGATAATACTCTGTGGCAAGTTTCTTATGACCTGCTGCCTGCTGAAGCCCTGTTTGAATCTCAGTCTCACGACGATGAATCTCAGCCTTCACAGCCGGGGGGAGACCCTTCCAGTGTTCTCGTACTCCAGGCTTCCAAGAAACAGGAGCCTTTTCTAGAGACTCGTTTGACTCCAGGGGCTTTTCTTCTTTTCTATCAGCTCCATCAGATTCTTTCCGATCTTCTGATTTAGCAACCTTCTTGTCTTCTGGAGAACCAGACTTTTTCTCGCCGCCTTCATCAGGATCTTCCTTCTTTTCTTCTCCTCCCGCCTCTTCTTCTCCTTCAGGCCGAACGGACTCCTCGGTGCCCTGACCAGATCCCCCTGCTTCTTCCCCTTCGTCTCCTCCGGGGGCTTCGAGTCCTTCATCTTCTGTTCCTTTTTCTGCTTCATCCCAAGCGGCGGAAAGTGCATCGCGAGCGGATACGGGTTCTTCAGGGGGCATCGTCCATTCTCCTTATTTTCGGCTTGTAGCCAGATTCTAATTTAGCGATGGAGTCCCTTATTGCCCCAACGCGCTCATTCTTACCAGCTTTGTGTCCAGTAAAGAAATCTTCTCTCTTCGCCTTTGCCTGATCCCACCCATGCTGGATTTCTGGTGTGACCTGCACGACCCCATTCCGCTGATTGTGGTCATGGAGTTTCCTTTGAGTCGTAATAATAGACCCATCAATAGGAGAGACAAAATTGTCGTCTATGCGACCCGTCTTGATGCGAGGAGTAGGGACACACTCCTCCATCTCTCCTGTCTCTTTATTGTATCTATAAGCCCTACGTCCGAGCTGAGCCATTCTTCACCTTCGGCTTTGCCTTTTCTACCTTGATTTTATTCGTAGTCTCGTGGTCATCCTGCTCCATAGCTGCCTCAGCTTGAGCTTGCTCAATCATGATGTCCTTAAGAGCCTCTTCACGAATCAACTGCATCTGAGTTTCGAGTTCATGACGCAACTCTGCAATATCTGCCTCAGCTTTAGCCATAAGTTCGTTCATCTTATTTTGGTGCTTGAGGTTCTCCATACGCTCAGCATGTTGTTCTTTTTCACGCTCAGACTGAGCCTTTATCTTCTCACTATTGTCCTCCTGCTCCGGCGGCTTCGGCTTCTTGAGTTCCTCAATAGCTCGATCAACAACCCCCTCCATTTCCTGGCTACCACGGAACCCTGCAAGAGTCCATTTAAGCATCTCCATGATGGCAGGCATCGCCCTCGGATCCAATTGAAGCAGAGGAGCGGAGCCACGAAGAACTTTAGAGAGTGCATCAAGGAACTTAACTCGACTCTCCTGAAGATCTTGGTAATCCACCATAGCGATGGATTCTGGTTTGATCTCAATCCTCCAACCCATCTCATCTGGAGTCTTTATTAGATCAAGAGCAGCTTGGACCAACGGTGGGTCAGCCTTGGCATCCGCTGTATGGCGAATGTTGCTCTGCTTCATGATGGTCGCAGGATCAAAGTGCTTGGAAATAACCTCTGCCTTGAGGCACATCAAATCAGAGATAAACCTGGAGAACTCCTCTTGCATAGCCTGGACTCGAATAGACGCAAACCGACGTTTTCCCTTCGCCGCACCCTCAGTTTCCCGATCAGGGCCATCCTTACCCCGCATGATCTCAGACATAGAGGTCACTTCGTACAGCAAAGACATCGCATCAGATCTCATCTCTACCAACTTCAAGAGAGCTTCCGAAATATCTTTGAGGGGGAGGAAGGATACTTGTCCCTCAATTCCCCCTTTCTCTGCGAACATAGCCCAATTATCCACAGGGATGAGTTCGTTCTCACACCCTTCCGTCAACATACGAGCTATGCCCTCAGCATTCTTATCATAAACCCCAACAACCCTCACCGCCTCAGTAATGATGCCAATGCGAGTCTCTAATTGGTCGATCTCATTGTAGAGATCCTGAGCAATGGCGAAATCTGGCTGGGGAAGAAACATAGAAGAAACTTGATTGGCTATCCAAGGCTTCGGACAAGGCCAGAAGCCATAGAGTTCCAGCGGGTCGGACTGTTTATCACAAATACCTTCGTAGCCTCGACTCCACCACCAGACACACTTCTTTTTCTTCTCCCAGATCTCCCATACTTCTGCTCGTTCGTGGGCATCAGTCACTTCATCTGAAGACAGTCGCTTTTCGCTAACCATCTTCACACTCTTTTTACTATACTCTAACTGATTAGCGACATTCTCACCGAAACGATCAGTTACTTGGTCTTTCGTAAGGAAAGATCGGAAGGCAATCCACGGAACCTCTTTCCATGTGCGAGCATACCCCCATCGGAAATCATCCCAATGAACATAGTCTACCAGAGCATCCTCCTTAAGAAGATCAGATGTGGTGTATCCCTCAGCAAGGATGTTACCCTCGTCGTCTTTCATCTCCTCAACTTCTCGATCCTCGCTATCGTAGTCATAACGAATACGAGCAACAGCGAGGCCGGGGAGGAGCCGGTCTTCCAACAGATGGCCGAAGCATTCCTGGATGCCCTCATCCTTGGAGTACACGGAGTTATTCAACATACGACCGAGCATAAGGCTGCCGACTCTCGCTACGTCGTCATCGGCATCCGCATAACGACGAGCAACCTCTACTTTCGGTATGTTGCCAAAGAGCATAGACTTGAGCGTAGCGACATTAGAATGGAAGAGATTAACTCGCATCTGGTTTGAGTTATCCATCTCTGCCCCGCGAGTGGTCTCCATACCACGGCGGTCCTGATATCGAGCCTGAATTCTATTTCCCTGCTTATGCCACTCTGAGGTTCTCTTATCGGCAGCATTCATTTCTGCCAGCCACCGCTGATATTGACCTCCCGGAGTGTTCCGATAGTCTTTTTCAGACTGGATGATAGTCGGTTGGTCGCTCATATTCTTGCCCTGCTGCGAATGACTTTACCCTTCGCTACTTCGCGTTCGGTAAAGAGTTGTTCCAAACTGAATGAGTAATTCAAAGGACCGAGGGCGCTGGAAATAACATCCCTCACTCCTCGTTTCTCAACCCACTCCCGAGCGACCAAGGCAAAGATGCGGAAGGCGTCCGAACCATGCGAAGACCAATCGTGGAGGGGTTTATCTGTGAATGCTTTTGTGACTTCATTATACTGTCGTCTATAGGCTCTAAGAGCCTCAATTCCGATAGCGCATTTCTTCTTGTCCATGTAGCAATACGGGAGGATAAATCTAACAGCATCGATTCCGTGCTGTAGAGAGAGTTTAGGAGCGATACGCGCCGGAAACTCCTGGACCCTCTCTCCATCTTCACCATAGGTCTCCTGACGAAGATACTGCTCAATGGTTGAACGACCAGTTTGCAGACTCTTAGCTTTCGCATCATGCGGGAGCCAGATGGTATTATAGCGGTACCCCTTAGATCGAAGCAACTCGAAGTAGAATTGAAGATTCTCAGAATGATGTTCTTCGTAATCAATGATAGCCAGACCATCTGGCCGAGTTTGCCAGAACCAGATAGCTGTAGAATCGGTGAAGCCTAAGTCCTGAGCCGCGAAGACTTCGAAATCTGGGTCATATGGAACTGTCGTAATTTGGGGGTCCCTAATATCCCCACGAAGATGGCGTTCCTCCATTATGGCGATCATGTGCGAGTAATAGGTTCCGATGACCGCAGCTTCAAACGAGCACTCCAATTCCTGCTCGTACTGTGCTTCGCTCATCTGAGCTTTCATCTCATCTAGCTCCTCCTGAGGGAGAATACCAGATGTGCTCGCCTTAATCTCTAAGTAGAACCAGTTGTCCTCTCTCTTGGCTCTTTCTCTGACTTCGTAGAAGTGGTTTTTTCCTTTAGGGGTTCCAATGAAGACTGCCCATCCTTTTCGATCGGCGAGGGTAGGCAAGACAACCTCCGCCCACAGACTAGGGCGACAATCACCGTACTCATCAAGAATAACCCCGTCAAAATACAAACCCCGAAGGGCGTCAGGGTTGTCAGCTCCGTATAGAGCAATTTTAGCTCCATTAAACAGCTCCACTGATAGTTCAGATTCTCTTACCTTGACTGCTGAATCTTTAGTCGCCTCTTTTAGATACATCCAGGCGACTTCTTTAGCTTGGCGATAGAAGGGAGCAATGTACCCGAACCGGGCATTCTTTTTCTGAGTATATAAGGCTCGAGTATGGAGGTCGTTGATGCACGCCACTGTCTTACCAGCACGACGATGGCAGACCAGAGCAGCCCACCGTTCCTCCCGACCATGGAAAGCTTCAAACTGCTCTCTAGGTTCGTAGTAGACATTTATTTGTCTACCAGACATTAGCCAGTTGTTCTAGCAGCGATAAAGAAAAATCCGTAATTAGAGTCCCCCACATCGTTGTCCATCATAACCTCAAAAGCATCAACTGTGAGGTCTATAATGCTGGGACGGACACCAGTGTTCTCGGCTTCTATGGGAGTCACAACAACGTGTAAGTCTGTCGCTGCGGCAAGATTAAGATTGTGGGTTATGACGTAGTTTCCGGTTGCTGGATTAGTCACAGTCCAGCCCGTAGGGAGGACCTCTGCGGCAACACTGGCATCCACATAGCCGTGGAAAAGACCAGTCTGGTCCTGTATAAAATCGCCCAATGTCTGAAAGATAAATTCATCAGCAGAATCATCCCAAACAAGAACCGCATCCTCTCCGGGATCCGTCAGGTTCCCCACTTCAGTAACAAAAGCTGGGACACTAGGTATTGCCCCCCAAGGGATCAACAGCTTTCTGCGTCCTAAGGAGTCGTATACTGAAGACACTAGCTAGAAATTCCTACAGAAACAGTAATGTCATCTAAATACCCATCTAAGTTGCTGCCTCGTTTACGAAATCCGTGCATGACTAAATCAACGTATTGAGTATCTACTGGGACGGAGCTAACAAGATTTCGGGCTTGCCAAATTTGGGCGGGGATTACCCACTCAAGGCCAGAGTTATCCGAGGATATTAAGCTCATACCTGAGTCATAATAGCGAAGAATTATCTCGGCCTCATCATCCGGGGCTGCATTATCGGAAAAGCTCGCTTGCCACCAGTCTACGGTTATCTCTACTAATCCAGTTGCCACATCAGAAGAACTTAATCCACTAAGAGATAAAAGATCAAATTGCTGGCTGGCTATGTATTCGGGTGTGGCTGGTCCATAAAAGTAGTATGTGCCTCCATGCGGACTTGGAGACCCTGTACGCACTCCGAGGGCTCCTGTCTCAACCGTCCATCCTGTATCATCTCCGGCTTCCGCATCAAGATTAGTTAGTGAACTAGTCAAATCAATGTTGTCGATAACGGAAACAGTCTCAGCGGAGGATGTACCACCTCCGGGAGAGGGTGTTACAACAGTCACATCGAATGTACCGGCTTCGTCCATATCCGTAGAAGGTACAGTCATCTGTAACGTTGTGGAGCTAATATAGACAGTTGTTTTGGACACCCCTTCCCAATATCCCTGAGACGAGGGAATAAAATTCGTCCCGGTTAGTGTGATAATGGTTTCAGAGGCACCAGTACCGACCCCAGTCGGATCAACAGATGTCAGAGTGGGGGTTGGGTTAGAAACTGACCCAGCTATTAGCTCGTTCCCTGATGAATCATAGACTCGAGACATTAAGTTTCCTCAACCCCCGTAATCACTAAATCAACCGAAGTTGCATTTGTGGAGCTAGCTTCAATTAAGTCCGCAGCCTCTAAGATCAATCTCTGTCCACTATCCATGACTTCAGCAGATTCGTTTTGATCCAAAACAAATCTCTTAACCTGCCGACTGGTTCCGCTGAGATTAAGATATAGTGTCACGGTTTCAGTTGTGGCTGCCGTATTGAAAAATAGTATCTGACTAATATAGACAACTGTATTCGCTGGAACAGTGTAGACAGTCGTCTTGCTTGCGGCTACCTGTCCCTCAGCCAAAATTTTTCCGTCAAAAGACATATCAGATACCTGCGTGCCCTAATTGCAGAGGATAACCAGCAGAGTCTTGGGTAGAGGTGAGCTTCGTAAGAGTCGTTCCGTTTAGGGTGATGTAGAAGCCAGCGCCCTCCCCAGGATCATACTGGAGATTGTAGATGACGTACTCAGAAAGAACGCTGGGGAGGTCGTCAGCAGACTTTATTACATAGACATTTCTGTTCGGAATACGAGGACCTTTATCTGGCCCCTTCATCCACCAGCCGCCGCAATCGCATCCTCGATCGCTTGTCGTCGAGATTTGATCTTCTCAGCACCCTCATTAGCGATACCAGTCCCTAAAGGGACGTCCTCCGCCACAGGCTGCTCTTTCTGCATTTCTCGATTTCGTAGGTAGAGTCGCTTATCGTACTCTAGATCATCAAGTTCTCTGGGAGGTCCTGGCCAGATAGCATCGATCAGCTTCTCCAAAGTGTTTCGAAGGTCTTCTCTTTCGTCACTCATCTAATGGTCCTCTGGGTAGTACGTGATTGATCGTAATTCCACCAGTCAGCTCCATCTGACTCTTAGCAGAAGTGGGGAGCATCCTTGCATAGAGCTTAATGAACTCACCGTAGTTCTCATCAGCCCAATGTGCGAGTCTTGGGACTCCGCCCACAAGCTGGAAGGCGTCGTCGAAGGCTGTCTTAATCTCTTCCCGATTAAACGTCCGTGGAATACTGATCCGTGACTTACCATTTCCGCTCTCAGCGAGATTGGAGAGAGACTTACACTCTCTAGCAACTTCTGAGTAGGGAAGAGGGTCCACATACTCTCTATGGGACTCCTCTTTGGCCTCCTCAATCGCCTCCTCCCTGGAAATGAAGCGAACTACCTTGCCTTCATCGTTCATATTGAACTCCAATGGAGCCCAATAGTACACGGAGCGGGTTTGAATTGCAACCGAAGTACCGCTATGTAATAATATAGTATGTGTGATGGCGTCTATAGGAGATAAAAGTGAGTAGTACAGAAGAATTTCTAGAAAAAATGCTGGCGTTGGAGAAAGAAGTAATCGAGAAATCTCCTAGCGTAAACACCAGACACTTATGGAAGCTGGTTCAGAATACAATGGCCTCTGTCCCTGTCGAGGAAACCCCTGCTACGACTCTTGTTGCACTCAATAACGCCGCCATTTTGTCCTGGCTGGTGATGAAAAAGCCAGAAGCAACCAAAGAAGTGTTTATGGACCTCACAAATACGAACTACGACGTTATGGAGCTGTTGTGGAACGAATTTCAGAGTCATAGGAATGTGTGAACACCCAATTGATGAAGTATTCGCCAGCTTATTAGAGGCTTACATGGCGACAAGTGAGCCGTGGCAGGATAAATTGGCTACTCTAGAACGGTTACGCGACAAAATTGATTTAGAAATAGAAACAATAAGGAACCACTACACGTGATTTTTAAACTTCAACTCCCCTTAGCCAGCAACGAAGACGCTCCCCCTGCTCTGCTCTACAATGAGGATCGATCTATCCTTCATTTCGTCCCCGTTACACCGGAAGTTAAGGAACTTTTTGCAGACGGGGAATTCAAAATCTATATTAAGGGGAGGTTTAGGCGTGGGACCGTTCTGATCGATGAAAGAGTGGGGGAACAAGAATGGTGAAAAGACCTATATGGGTGCTTCTACACCCTAAAATGGACCCAGAGGCTCTAGGGAATATACCCTATTGGCTGGATGAGGATGATCCCGACCCTGCATGGAAACAGATAGATAAGAATTATCATCATGGGGGAGGATGGCACAGTTTTGACGGGTTCATTCATAGGGGTGAATATGTCTTGGTGTATCCTGGAGACCCCAACATGAGTCCCTTAGCTCGGTGTCAGCTCAGAGATGAGGCTGTAGTCTTCTATAGATACTCCTGGGTGGGGATATTTCAGAAGGATGGCAGTTTTGATGTGGCTAGAATAGATTAACAGAAGAAGGAGAGATCAAATGGAAAATCAGCACCGAAAAATTAAGGGATACCGTGAACTGAACCAGTCCGAAATAGACCTTATGAATCGGATCAAGGCGAAGGGCGAGGAATTGCAGGGACTACTCGATGTGTGCCGCTCGGATGATGACATCGAGGGAAAGAACGGAGACGAGCTGCACGATGCTGCTCTTGACGAGGCCAGCAGATGGCGGGCTATAGCGAAGACTCACTTGCAGCAGGGGTTGATGGCTCTGGTGCGATCGGTCGCCAAGCCGGAGTTCTTCTGAAGGGTTGGTACGAAGATGTCTTTTAAGACCAACAAATCCGCTGTCTGTCCTCGTTGTGGAGGGGGTGCGGGTGGTGCGACGAATTTGGCAGGGGACACTCATCCAAGGGACGGGGACTTTGCAATCTGCTTCTACTGTGGAGGCTTGAATGTCTACCGAGCAGACCTAACCCTCAGAGGACCAACACCAAAAGAAAGAAGGGAATTTACCAGCCTTCTAGGGGAGATTGCCGCTAGAACGGTAAAAATGTGAAAGGAGACGGTGAGCGATGAGTAACTATCCGAAGGAGACACTGAGCAATGAACAATGAACAATGAACACTATTCAAAGATCGGCCCGGACGG